AGTTATAGTAGTCAAGTGTTTTCTTCTATTAATTCTTCCATTGCAGCGCGAGCATCACCATCAATGGTAACACATGATTGTGCAATTTCTTGGAATGCATGTGGAACTTTTTTAATAGAATATAAAAGAGATTTAATTGACTCTTCCATGAACACTATGTTTTTGATAGAGTCTTCATCAGGCTTGACGAATATACCATATGAAGAGAACACAGAGAATACAGCTTCGATAGCATCTTCACATACCTCATCACAATAATCCTTACGAACTTCGTCAATGTGATCAATGGATTCTTCTACGCTAGCTGGAAATATTTGTGTAGGGTTTTTGCTGGGAAATAGAATTACGTTATCAGTCATTTACCTCACCACCTTTAAAAGGATCGATGTTTTATTTATGCGATCCGTAAAAGCGGTAGGTTCTGATTTAATTTCATCCATTAGCTTGCGAAGAGTAATCTTACCACCAGAAAGAACCTTCTTTAAGGTTTCTTCTGTGTTACGACCAATTCGTTTGGTTAGTGAGCTGTCAACATCAAAACCAGATATAGCAGTGCGGCTGATACTAAGCCCTGCAGGACCCCTAGCACGAAAGACCGTGAGCTTATTATACTTAGAATCAAAAGTCCAAAGTTCTTGAGCGCCAATAATCGTTGCGGGGTCAACCGATTGTAATTTATATTCATTGCTTTCTTTCTGATATGTAAAAAACTTTAACAGCTTTTCTGTAGAAGGAGCTTTCTTTTTACGAGGTGCACGAGCTTTCTTGGTGTTATCACCATATCGCTCACAATCATTCAAAAGATTTAAATAGAATGCAATCTTCTCTTTGAGCTGCTTTGCTGTTAGATGCTTATAGCCTTCTGCAATTGCTGGATCTGTTTGAGCCATAGTAAGCTCACCCCAGATTGGTCCATAGTAGTCGCCAATCTTGTTTGCATACATTGCAGGAATCTCATTCTTCTTCAACCAATCATATAATGAGAATGGGGTGTTAGAATCGATTAGCACCTCAATATCACCAATAATGTCACTAAGCCTATCCTTGACACGTTCTTGGATGGAAGGCTTGTCTACGACCTTCTTAGGCTTTTCTTCGACATAATAACCAACAGCAACCTTGATATCATTATTAACACGAACCCATTCATTAGGCTCTAGATCACGATTCTGATTGGTGGCAATCCGACAAAGCCATGCAGCAGTAAGAGGAATCTTACTTTCTGGAATCCTATCAACGATCTTCTGCATCAACTTGTCAGTTTTAAAATAGTCCTTAATGTACTGACGAGCCTCTTCGTTTTCTGTCATATAGTTATACCAAGTGAGCGCTCGAAGCAGCTCAACCTTGGTTGTAACATTCTTTGGCTCTTCACCCAGATATTTCCAATTTACCAAATATGTATCAGACTTGGTTGCACGCTTAACTTTTTTTGTGCGACCAATCTTCAAAGCAGACTTAGCCATGTACAAGGTTCCTTAGGTTTTGTTCTTGTGTTAACATCTCAGACACTATAGCGTAATCTTGTTCAGATTTCAACAGCTCTGCCTTGAGCCTATCAATCTCTTTAACAAGACGTTCGTTAGCAAACTTCTGGCCAAGGTACAGCTCATACCATTTATCAGCGTCATCTAAAGCTTCTCTGAGATCAACGTTCATCTTTTTATCCTATATGTTTAATTTAGTTGATTTGGTTTTTTGGTAAAGAAAGGGAAGGGAATTGTTGATTGTAAAATTGTGAAAAAGGGGTGTTTTGAATATATTCTTTTTTGGATAAAATTTGAATTTGGTTAAAGGATGAATCCAAAATTTGTTCTAATTGGGTTTTTTGTGATTGTGTGAGGGTGTTTGATTCTAAGAGAGAGTCCAAAATATCGATGATAAAATTTGTAGTTGATTGGGTTGAAGGAATAAGTTGGGTAAAGTTTTTTGGTTGTTTAGCCATTTTTATCTCTCCATTGCTCATATTATTAATATATCATATTTTTATTAAAAAAGCAACAGTTATTTTTCCCTGTGTTTTCAAGGGATGATTTTTTAATAAAATCGTTGCTTTTTTATTCAATCTCCCCTATATTAATAATATGAGCAATGGAGATACAAACATGGATACGACTTCTTTAGACAAGATCTACTACGGTATGACACGTGCAGAAATTCGCGATCAATATATTAACGGCATCTCTGCCAAAATAGTTGGTGTGGAAATGGTCGTTATGGGCATTCTTTCAGATTGTCAAGAAATGATGGCTAGGAAAAATCCTTCAATTTCTTCCCCAAATGTAGATGAATTTATCCGCAAGCAATTGAACATTGCTAAGTTCATCATTGCAGAACAACTTCAAACAAAAATGAAAGCAGCTTAATATGACTACAGTGTTTACAGGCCAGAAGGCCTACGTTACGAAAAAGGTCCGAGACCACCAAAAACGTGGTTGGGTGATTTCAAGGTCTCACAAACACCCTGATGGGTCTGAGACGTTTGTAATGGAATATGTTGGTACGAAATAAGATTGGAGTTTGATATGAAGTTCGATGATTTTTCTTTTGAAAATACTGCTCGGGCAGTATACACCATGAATCCTTCCGCACAAGAGCGTTATGACTCATGGGAAGATCTCAAGTCGTTTATGGTAGGTATGGCTTACCAACATATGGATGACAATGCCAGCTTTTCTACTAGTGGCTTCCAGCTTACATCATTTAAAATAAGTGGTGGTGAGGGCAAATACGTTATTGCAAGCGTTTCTGCATATACTGCAAACGAGTTCGTCAAGCGAATGGAAAATGCTGGTAAAGCATTGAAAGATTTATTGGGAGTTTAAAATATGACAGAGATTGATTATGACAAACGACATGGATCACCATATGATCGTGGAGCAGCAGATGCTTATTATTGTCGCCAGTTTAATCCACACTATAATGTTTGTAATGGTACAGTACGTATCGAGATAGAGGATCCTGACTCACCAGAGTTCGATGCATATCGTGCAGGTTACAACGAACAAACTGATGTGAAGGATTGGGGTTAAGAGGTCTTGTAGACAAACACATTAGGGTTTACAGGTTGGACCTGTGGAGTAGCATCGAGTTGATTAAGCAGAGTTAACCACTCTGCTTTCCTCGTTTCCCAACCATAGAAATGATCAAAATATTGCTTTTGAAAATCTAGGTATGGATCAGTGTTGCCTTGGTTTTTAATTATCGTACGGATGGCTGTGTCCAACGTCTGTGCAAAGATTGTAGCATGCTTGTTTACATCTTCCTGCCATTGATACATCATGGCAAAGTTTGAACAAGTTTCAGGAAGGACAGCAAAGTTAGGGCATACAACAAGGTTCTTTGCAGACATGGCCTCTATTACAGAGAGGCAGCTTGTCTCAGGCCAAATGCTTGGATATGCATAGATGTGTGATTTGGTAAGTGCATCTCGTACTTCTTCGTTGGTCACTGCACCATGATATGTAATCTTTGGATGTGAACGGCAACGATTGAATAGCTCTTCAAATTGCTTGTCAGCTTCCTCCCAGCCATAAACCTTGAAGCTGGAATACACATGAAGATGGATGTTGTCATACCTCTTACACAACTCCTCAAACACAGGAACTAGAATACCAAGTCCGCGATGAGGGGTTGTATGATAGATGATATTAACTGTGCCATCATATTCCTTCGTTGTAATTGGAATGGGCTCAATTGCATTCTTAAGAACGATTGCATTTTCATAGGGAAGGCCAAGATAGGCATTGTAGCTGTACATCTGCCAATTGGAAACACATACAATCTTATCAAACCTTGATCTGCTGCTAAGGTCTTTAAGATGTTGAATTTCAGGATCCTCATGGTGGTCATGCAACCAAAGGATCTTTTTCTTATCTGGATTGATATCTCTTACTCGAGATAAAATAATTTGAAATTTGTCAAGAAGCTCTGAAGGGATTGATTTGTACAAGCGTTCTTGCATTAACTCGGAACCTCCCCGAGCATTTTTATTCAATTCATTCTTTTCCATAATATAACCATTCACAAATAAATTTTAGATCATTCTTTACGTTCTAATATAGACGGTAGTTTTATATTGACTTTTTCATCTTGAACATTCATCAAGAATCTAGCGGTGAGTGATAAAATACTCCACGAACAGAATCCTATCGCTGCTGCGATAGCCATTACGTTGTCGGATGTGGGGGCTATATTAAAATACTCTATTATGGGCCCAACTCCCACAATGGCGGATGTAACACTAAGACCAGATCTTATTGCTGCATCCCACACATTGCAAGGTCTATAGAAAGCCATAAACGCAGTCCCACCAATTAATCCCCCGAGACCGGCAATTAGTTTTGTCATTACCGGCATCGTTATTGAGTCAGACATAGAATGTTACCCAGTATTAATATGATACTGGTCTTATTTATAAATCTCTAACACTGAGTCTAGGCGAAATGAACGCCAAGCATCTTTTTCAATATCCCAAACTGAAAGAATATTTTCATTGATAGTCTTTTCTTTGTCAGTCTTTTTCTCATAAGGCTTGACAATTGAGTCAATCAACGTGCATTTCATTGTACGTTCTGACCCATCAGTCTTGGTAAATTTAATATTAATAATGCCGTTGTGTAGCATATTAATAATATTTGTTTTAGATACTGTCTGCATGTCCACCGGAAGTCTCCTCCAAATACATTTTCAACTCTTCAAAACCACCAATTCTAAACCCCAATGCTACGACAATAGGAACTGTCTTAACACCTGGGAAATTTTCTACGATAAAGTTAAGATCGTAATCTTCACCCAAGGAGTAATACTTATAACTAACACTTCTCTCGTCGAGTAGTTTTTTTGCAGCATCACACCATACGCAGTTAGGTTTTCCGTAAACCTCAATCATTAGACGTCATCCTTATTCCAGAATCCTTTTCTGGTCTCTTCCATGGTCCAAAGGCACCAGAATGTGTACCTTCTACGCGAATGAAACGCTTATTAGTCTCATTCTTATTTGGGTTAGGAATGGTAACCATTACCTTCTTACCTTTTGCCCAAACATTCAACTTATTAAGAATCTTATCAAGAGGGGACTTGCTTTGACGCAATGCCCTGACCGTATCATTAGAGACACTGTTGCGTTGACCCTTAGAAGTGTATTTTGCTCTTTTTGCTTTACCAGCCATTTGTCATTCTCACTCTTCTGTTACTTCACATATTTTTGTTACGTGTATGTTTGAGCATACCAAACATCTTAATTTAAGTACACCATTATCTGGGTTACGATTGGGTGTATAATCAACCAACACCATTGTATTTTCACCATTATGGCATGCAGGACAGTCACCTATAATAATAGGAAGGTTACCATCCTGCGCTACTTTGATATTAACTCTTCTTGACACCTTTTGCCTTTGTCTTGCTTGCTGTTACAGGTTTAGCTGGTGAAACTTGCTTGACGGCGGATACTTTAGAAGGGGATACAGGCTTAACAGGCTTAGCTGCTTTGGCACTGGTAGGTTTAATTTGTTTCGACACGATAGGGGTTCCTACTGTTGGTGTAGCAATAGGAGCAGTTGCTGTATCAGTAATCTGATCGTTTACAGCTGGACTTCCACCTAACCACTGTTTAATTTTCTTCCACATTTTTCATCTCCTGTTCATAACCATATTTACAAATAAAGTAACTATCAATAATATCAGAAGAAGGGTTCCATTGCTTTTCAGTCATGTTGAGCTTCTTCTTGATATCGTATTTAGTTTCATATTCAAAACTATCTTGCAAAGATTGCTTATTGGCGTTTCCTTTACCTGTAGCAAATTTTTTAATTACGGTAGGAGGAACTGTTTTAAAATTATATTTGTGTTTCCACAGGTAGTGTTTTAACAATCCAGCATTTTCTGCAATATTGAAAACCATACCTGTGGAACCCATAGAATAACCTTCAATGTATATAATATCATCTTTTGTTAACAAAGACAACACCCATTGTGTAATTTGGTAGTATCTTTGTTCGTTGGATAGATAATCATTATGTAAATCTCCATGAATGTTGTCAACATCTGTATCAAACTTTTTCATGGAGGTTAAA